GTAATATGTAGACTACAAGGATGTCAGACTATAGATAAAGAGAGGTTATGTATATATCATGGTCCTAACAATACGGTGGATAGTGTTTGGCTAGATACTAGCGAATACTTTCCAAAAGAAATACAGTGTAAGTATGACCCACAGAATGAAAAACCCCCAAGCTTACGCGATACATTTAAAGCTATAGAGAAGTCAAGAAAGTAATGGCATATCAGGGAGGATTACGTAAATGGTTCAAAGAAGATTGGCGCGATGTTTCTACGGGGAAAAAGTGTGGGCGTAAATCGACTAGCAAATCAAAGAGAAAATATCCAGCGTGTCGCCCGAAGGCGGTTGCTGACAGGATGTCCAAAGGACAGAAGGCTTCAGCCGTCCGTAAGAAACGAAAAGCAGGAAACACCGGAGGAAAGCCTACCTCTATTCGGTGGTCAGTTTCACCCTCTGGACGAAAACAGAAGGCCAAACGGAAAAAGTCAAAAGCATGACACGTAAACGTAATTATAAAAAGGAATATGCTAATTATCACAGCAAACCGAAACAGATTAAACGTCGTGCTTCGCGTAATGCTGCAAGAGCCATTATGGCTAGGAAGGGTAAAGTCACCAAGGGTGACGGCAGGGATGTGCACCACACTACGGGAAACCCTATGAATAACAAGAAGCTATCTGTAAAAGCCCGTAGTGCCAACCGCTCTTTTGCACGTACCAAATCAGGAAGAAAGAGAAACGCTCGTGCCTAAACAACTTACAGAATTACAATCTAATTTTTTGGATGCGCTGTTTGGCGAAGCAAAAGGCAATTACTCTAAGGCTATGCGTGTTGCTGGGTACTCGACAAATACAAATCCGTATGCTATAATCCAATCCTTGCGTTCAGAGATTATTGAACGCTCTGAGATGGAAATGGCCGCTAATGCACCCAAAGCTGTCCTTTCTATGGTGGGCGTTATAGACGACCCTACAGCTATTGGCAATAGAGAAAGATTAGCCGCTTCTCAACAGATATTAGATAGAGTTGGATTGTCCAAAGTTGAGAAACTAAACGTATCCTCTGAAAAGCCAATAGGTGTGTTTATTTTACCTGCAAAGAATGATGACGATAGCACAGAAACTGAATCCGACTGACCGATACGACAGGGCCAAAGGGCCAACTGTACCGTGGGGGTACAAGAGAGCAGAACACGACCCACAGCTTTTCGAACCCATAGAAGAGCAGTTAGAAGCCCTACAGCAGGGTGTAGAGTACCTAAAGGTATCTTCCTACCCCGAAGTTGCTAGATGGCTCACGGAGTACACAGGGCGCCGTATAACGCCTATGGGATTGTGGAAACGTATAAAGACTGACAAATCTGACAGACGGAAACATGTTGAACAAAAACGCCGTGCCGCCAAGGCCCAAGACCAAGGCAACATCAGCACCGAAAACTAAAGAAGAAAAAGAAAAGGCTAAACTAGCTCGGCAAAAACGGTCTGCACGTGTACAGATGAACATGGCGCAGAAGAAGCTTAAGAAACTAGAGGAGCAAGAAAACCAAGAGCCTGAGATGGAGTTTGTTGGCTCCAGCTATTCGCCGCAAGAAGAAGAGCCTGATAAGATTCTATTTGAGCCGAATCCTGGCCCACAGACGGAATTTCTAGCTTCCTCAGAACGCGAAGTATTATATGGCGGTGCAGCCGGTGGCGGAAAATCATACGCGCTTATTATTGACCCGCTCCGTTACTGTAACAATAAAAATTTTAACGCGCTGATTTTGCGTCGTACAAACGATGAACTGCGCGAACTGATACATAAAAGTCAGGAAATGTACCCTAACGCTTATCCAGGCGCTAAATGGATGGAGAAGAAGAGTCAGTGGACTTTTCCCTCCGGTGCCAGAATATGGATGACATACCTTGAGCAAGACAAAGACGTTTTGCGTTATCAGGGTCAAGCATTTACATATATTGGTATAGATGAATTAACACAGTATTCGACACCTTATGCTTGGGATTATTTACGTTCGCGCCTTAGAACAGCAGACCCGTCGCTACCAGTCTTTATGCGGGCAACAACGAACCCAGGTGGCCCCGGACATGCATGGGTCAAGAAGATGTTCATTGACCCGTCCACACCGGGGAAGCCTTTCTGGGCAACAGACATCACTACAGGCGAAACCCTCATCTACCCAAGTCGGCACAGTAAAGCAGGTACTCCGTTATTTAAACGCCGCTTTGTGCCAGCTAAATTGCTTGATAACCCGTACCTTTACAACGCAGGTGACTATGAGGCAATGCTGCTCTCACTGCCCGAGGTACAACGTAAGCAATTATTAGAAGGTTCTTGGGACATTGCTGAAGGTGCGGCCTTTTCTGAATTTGATAGGAGATACCATGTTATTGAGCCTTATGCGATTCCAAATTCATGGCGTAAGTTTAGGGCTTGCGACTACGGTTACTCCTCTGCTTCCGGTGTTCTGTGGTTTGCTGTAGACCCATCAGACGAAACACTTCTTGTCTATCGGGAGCTGTACGTAAGTAAGGTTCCCGCTAAAGAATTAGCACACATGGTGCTAGCCGCAGAAGAAGGAGAGGCAATACACTATGGAGTGCTCGACTCCTCTTTGTGGCATAAGCGCGGAGATACCGGCCCCTCTCTTGCTGAACAGATGATTGTTGAAGGATGCAGGTGGCGTCCATCAGATAGAAGCAGGGGTAGCCGCGTAGCCGGTAAGAACGAATTGCACAGACGGTTACAGATTGATGAAGATACTGGGCGTTCAGGAATAGAAATAATGAGTAACTGCACTAACTTGATTGCCCAATTGCCGACCCTTCCGATGGATAAAACAAATCCAGAGGATGTAAATACTAAAGCAGAAGACCACCTATATGACGCCCTTAGATACGGTATCATGACACGCCCTCAGTCGCGTTCTATTTTTGATTTCCCTAGTGGAATACCTACACATAAATGGCGCCCCGCTGATACAACTTTTGGATATTAAAGATGGCTGAAGAAGAACATATTGAAGCATTTGTATTTGAACCTAAATCGGGTTCTGAACAGTTAGCGGAGTACGTACGCACAAAGTTTGAGCATGTCGAGTCCAGCCGACAAGAAGAAGAAGAGCGTTGGCTCGATTCCTATCGGCAATACCGAGGACTGTATAATGCTGATACACAATTTACATCAACTGAAAAATCAAAAGTTTTTATAAAAATTACTAAAACAAAAGTTCTTGCGGCGTATGGACAGATTATTGATGTTTTATTTGCAGGACAAAGGTTTCCACTAGGTGTAGACTCCACCCGTGTTCCCGAGGGTGTTGATGAAGCCGTGCACTTTGACCCCAAAGATAATACCAACGCTATGGAAAAACTGCAGGATAAGTACGGTTTTGCGGGTGACGGTGCAGAATTGCCACTTGGTGCTACGAATCAAATGCTGGATGATTTAAATCTTGGCGTTCACACAGATGCGCTGGGTGAAATAGAATCAGATATTCGGCCTGGTTACGGTAAAACAGCATCTTCACAAACGTATCACCCTGCTGAAGATGCCGCTACACGCATGGAAAAGAAAATCCTAGACCAACTGGAAGAGTCTAGTGCATCCAAACATTTGCGCCATACCGCTTTTGAAATGGCTCTATTTGGCACCGGCATTCTAAAAGGGCCGTTTGCGTTTGATAAAGAATATCCAAACTGGGATGAAGAGGGTAATTACAACCCCATTATTAAAACGGTTCCGAAAGTAGAAAATGTATCTATTTGGAACATGTATCCCGATTCGGATGCTAAGAACATGGACGAGTGCGAATACGTTATTCAACGCCATCGTCTCAGCCATTCTGAGTTGCGTAATCTAAAGAAGCGTCCATATTTTCGACATGATGCTATTGATAACGCCATTGGCATGGGCACAAACTATGTGCGTAAGTGGTGGGAAACAGACCTAGAAGATTATCGTAATACTTACGATGTCGACCGTTTTGAAATTCTTGAGTTTTGGGGCAACATTGATAAAGATTCTGCAGAAGAAGCAGGACTTGAAATTCCGAATGAATTAGATGATTTGGATACTCTGCAAGTAAACTGCTGGGTATGTCATGACCAGCTTCTACGATTGGTTATCAATCCATTTACACCAAAGCGCATCCCATACTTTGCTGCGCCGTATGAACTGAACCCGTACTCATTCTTTGGTGTTGGTCTTGCTGAAAACATGACAGACACCCAACAGCTTATGAACGGCTTCATGCGTATGGCCGTCGATAACGCTGTGCTGTCTGGTAATCTTATTTTTGAGATTGACGAAACTAATCTTGTTCCGGGACAAGACTTGGAGCTGTATCCAGGCAAAGTGTTCCGTCGTCAAGGTGGCGCACCTGGTCAAGCCCTATTTGGTACTAAATACCCCAACGTATCATCAGAAAACATGATGATGTTTGATAAAGCACGACAGCTTGCGGATGATGCCACTGGCATCCCATCTTATTCTCATGGACAAACGGGTGTGCAGGGTACAGGTCGAACAGCGGCAGGTATTTCTATGCTGATGGGCGCGGCCCAAATTAGTGTTAAGGGTGTTGTAAAGAATATTGACGACTACCTATTACAGCCACTGGGCGAAGCGTTCTATGCCTTTAATATGCAGTTCGACTTTGACCCGTCTGCTCGTGGTGACCTTGAAGTTAAAGCACGTGGCACAGAAAGCCTAATGAAAAACGAAGTACGAAGTCAGCGCCTTCTACAGCTATTGCAGATTGCCGGTAATCCTAACGTTGCATCATTTGTTAAGTTCCCTGTTGTGCTACGGGAATTGGCACAGGCTATGGACTTAGATGCGGAGAAGCTAATCAACGATGAGAGAGAAGCCTTCCGCCAAGCAGAAATTATTAGAGCGGCTGGAGGCTCAGGCCCAGAAGAGGGTGCTCAGGGGCTTAATCCTATGGATATGTCTGGTGGCGGTGGCGGTAACATCGGTATTGGTGGGGCAGCTGTTCCAGGCGAACAAGGCTTTAGTGCTGCCGGCGAACAACCACCACAACCAGAAGGTGGCGGTGATATTGGTGCCCAACTTTCCAGTATCATGGGAGGGCTTAAATGATAAAAGAAATCGCTAAGAAGTTGCTACCACTGGTCAATGTAAAGCGCAACGTAGATGCACTTGATGCGTATGTAGAATACCGCACACACGAAATGTACAAGCGCATGGAACAAGCAGAAGACACAAAGACTATGTTTATGGCGCAGGGCGCTATCCACGAGTTGCGCAGAATTAACACACTACGCGAAGAAGCACAGGCCAAAGGGGAATAATAATGGCACAACGGATAATGATGGCACAAGAAGGTAAGGCACCGCTTCCAATGCAGGAAGCGACATCCGCACCACAAGGTGGCGGACCAAAGGCGGCTAACCCCGCAGCCATGACTCAAGGCTTAGCGGCACCCTCTGGCCCTGCTCCGCGTCCTGGTGCTGTAGACCCACGGGATGAAGCAGTAAAAGAAGTATCAGCTAAAATGCAAGCTAAACAAACTCCCCCACCTTCCGCGGCTCCACAACTCATTACAGACCAAGGTGCTCCCGCACTTATGCAACCCCCTATGCCAGCGCAAGCACCCGCTATGAATCCTATGATGCAGCCCCCTATGGCCACTCCTGTCGCCCCGTCCCAAGAAGTCCCAATGATGGCAAAAGGCGGTATGCCTGAAGATGGAGATAACAAAGGACTCGCTGTCATGATTGGCCTCGGTGCCCCTTCCTATGAAGAAGCGGCTGAAGGAAACCCCCCTCCCGGTGCTACTAAAGAAGAAGTAGCCGATGACCAGCTTGTTCTGCTCAGTGAGGGCGAGCTTGTTGTTCCTGCCAACGTAGTTCGCTACCACGGCCTTGGCACATATGAGGGTATGCGCCGTGAGGCTCTGATGGGGCTACAAGGCATGGAACAAAATGGACAGATTGAGTATGTTAGTGGCGGCAAAGAAAAGGCTGACCCGATTGACGATGACGGCGGACTCGTAAAAGCACAAGCTGGTACTACACTTATGGGGGCAGCAAATAACCGTAGCACTCTTGGCCCTGGCATAGGACAGCCCGGAATAATGCCCACAGCGGCTTCACAACAATTTGTCAAAACGCCAACAACAGGCGGCATGATGAAACAAACAGATACTACGCCGCTAGTGTTAGATGGTAAACCATACACACCAACCACGGACCTCACAAGTATTTACGCACCTGAACAAGACTACGATGCAGGGGGTCCAGAAGAGTGTCAAGAGGGCTACCAATATAACTATGTAACGCAGAAATGCGAAAAGATTCCTACACCTGACCCTGTTCCAGACCCAGTGCCTCAACAAACAAGTCAACAATCTGGAGAACCGCAGAGCGATGATAGAGACCCCGACCCCTACAACATTGGCGGCGGACGAACAGTTCTTGGCGGCACAACTTATGGAATTGGGTATCAAAGCAGTGATGCCTCTGCGGGGTATACGGGTTTAATTGGCGGTCTCGCACAAGGATTATTGGGTAAAAATGACCAAGTAATATTTACAGACCCTGACACTGGGCGCACCGCTACCATGTCACGTGCTCGCTATGATGTAATGAAAGAGGACAGAAACAATCCCAACACTGCCGCCTACATTAATAATCTTATGGATATTCAAGAGGGCATAAATAACGACTACCGTAATCAAAAAGGCTACGCTGGTAGGGGTAGTGGATTCGTTAGTGATTTGATGTCACCGGGAGCACGAAACTTTGACCAGAATAATGCGGCTAAAAAAATAGCGCAGGAATATAATATAGAATACACCGGTCAATCTTTAGCTGAAATGGTCGTAGAATCTAATCGAATAGACGCAGACTCGGCACCAACTTTGCCTGATGAGCTTGCTTACAAACAGGGCATGTCTGGTGGAGCCGCAACGCCTACGTCTGGAGCCACAACGCCTACGTCTGGGGCTACAACGTCTACGTCCATGGACTTAAGACCTATTGATGTAATGGGATTAAGAGGAACTACTACTGCCCAGCTTAATGAAAAATCTGGGTTGCTACTGGGAGATTCAGGATATGACCCCATATTAGATGAAGCTGGGGGAGGTTTTCGGGCTACCATTGGCGATAAAACAAAAAATGAAATGATAGCCGCTGTTAATTCTGGAATATACGGACGTCAGGATTTATCACGTATTGCCCAAGGAGAATCTTACGAAAGACGCCGACTTGGTCCAGACGGACAGCCCGTGTCTGGTGACCAAGCAATGTTACAAGTAACTCAATATTCTGACCCAATTCGCAGACGCATTGAACAGCAAGCTGCCCGAGAAGCTTTATATGACCTTTCATATGACGACAGTGGCATGGCAACTAATGAACAAATGTCTTCTATAGGATTTAAAAACCAAACAGAACGCAGAAGCGCTCAAGCAGATGTAGCTGCCCGAGAAACGCAAAGACGTGAGGATGCTCAAGCATACCGACCTGGGACAGCATACCCTGAAAAAGAAGATAGAACCGTTAAACAAAATAAACAAATCGCAGACGCTGAAGCAAAACAACAAATGAGAGACCAAGGTAAAGATGAAGACACTGTCCGCAGAACAAGTGCTGTAACGGACAGTAAAGGAAATCCTGTTAGGCAGGGAGGCACTGGACCCGGCGCAGGTTCCGTTGTTACCAACACCTCGCCTAAAGAAGAAAAAAGCGGCGGTAAAATCGTCTGCACGGAAATGTATCGCCAAACACAGCTTGAAGATTGGTCTAGAACAATGAAGATATGGGATACATATCAGAAAAGGTACTTGACACCGATACATGAAGTAGGATATCATTGGCTATTCAAACCATACGTCCGTGGTATGCAAAACAGCGGCATTCTAACTAATGTCGGTGCTTTCTTTGCACAGAAACGAACACAGCACCTCAAACATGTTTTAACAAAAGGCAGAGCTAAAGATAGCTTTGTCGGTAATGTTTGGTGCAAAATTATACATCCTATCGTCTATTTGATAGGAAAGATGGTTTACAAAAAATAATAATTGTAAACTGTAGACTGGCTACCCATCACCCCATTTGGCTACTGGTGGCCCCAACAAGGAGAGTACAATGGCTGAAGCAGCTGTTAAGCAAGATATTAAGACTACCCCCATTAAATACAAAAGTAATCGTCAAGAGGTAGAAGATGCCGAACTTAAACGATTAGAAGATGAACGAGCAGGAATTCTTGAAAGACAAGAATCTGAAGAACAGGATAAAGCAGAAACTGATAGCTTAGAACCAGAAGAAAAAACGTTTAAAAAACGTTATGGCGACCTTCGCAGACACGCGCAACAAAAAGAAGAACAAATGCGTGAGAAGATTCGTAATCTAGAATCACAACTTTCGTCGGCTGCTAAAGAAGCTATCCAGCTACCCAAGACAGATGAGGAGCTATCTGAGTGGTCTAAACAATATCCAGATGTTGCAAAAATGGTGGAAACGATTGCCACTAAAAAGGCACAAGAACTAGACAGTTCCATTGAAGAACGCCTTGCTTTAATTGCAGAACGGGAAGTCGCGGCTAACAGAAAAAATGCTGAGGCGGAACTTATGAAGTTCCATCCTGATTTTGACGATATCCGTAATAGTCAAGAGTTTCATGACTGGGTTGAGATACAGCCAGAATGGGTACAAAAGGCTCTGTATGAGAATGACAATGATGCGCGTGCTGCATCTAGGGCTATTGACCTCTACAAGGTTGATATGGATATTGACCAAAAGAAAGCAAAAGCCCCAAAAGATAATAAAGACGCTGCAAAGGCAGTTACGTCAAAAGGCTCAAATGCCGTTGCTGATACAAAAGATAAGCAATCTAATCAATGGCGTGAGTCCCAAATAGCTAAAATGAAGGGGTCTGAGTTCAGCAAATACGAGCAAGAAATTACTGAGGCTGTTCGTACAGGCAACTTTATTTACGATATATCAAGAGGCGAATAAAATACCTCTTCACAAATAGTTACAATTGTGATACAATATATGTAACTTTACGCGTGGCCCTGACTATTTTCAGCAACCCATGACCCTGCCCTACACAGTTTGCGGCAATTTCTTAGTTTTATTGTAACCCCGAGTGTAGCGGGGCATACGATTTTCTCTCCTCTAAACCACCCATGTGATGTTTAGCCCCGCTGTCAGCGGATACCTAGACTAGCTGGCCTTTAAAGTGTTCAGGAAATCGGAGTTTACTAGCCTGATTTTAGGAGCATAGAATGGCTTTTCAAACTGCCGCTGGATACGGTAACTTACCGAATGGCAACTTTAGCCCGATAATTTACTCGCAAAAAGTCCAGCAAGCTTTCCGCAAGTCTTCTGTCGCCGAGTCAATCACAAATTCCGACTACTTTGGTGAAATCGCAAACTATGGTGATACAGTTCGTATTATCAAAGAGCCAGAAATCACTGTCAAGGAATATGCGCGTGGTGCACAAATCACCCCGCAAGACTTGGATGATGAAGACTTTTCCCTTGTCGTAGACAAGGCTAACTACTTTGCATTTAAAGTAGATGACATCGAAGAAGCACACTCACACGTTAACTTTGAGTCTCTCGCATCTGACCGCGCCGGCTACCGCTTGCGTGACCAGCATGACCAAGAGGTTCTCGGTTACCTGTCTGGTTTCAAACAGTCCAGCCTTAGTTCTGCCGCTGGTACCGCAAACGACACAGTAAGCGGTTCAAAAGCAGTATCTACTGCTGGTAGTGATGAACTTCTCACTAGCATGAAGCTTCGCAAAGACAGCTTCGGCAATATCACCACAAGTTCTGCTGGTGACCATTCGATTCCTCTGGCAGCACGTCTGCCCGGTGCATCTTCTCTGCCAACAGCTACTGCCTCGCCTCTGCAAGTTATTGCACGTATGGGCCGTAAGCTGGACCAGCAGTTTGTTGATTCCGAGGGACGTTGGCTCATAGTCGACCCAGTGTTCATTGAAATTCTGAAGGACGAGGACTCACGTCTTCTGAATGCAGACTTTGGTGGCTCAGGTCTACAAGGTGGTCTGGCTGTTGCTCAGCTACACGGCTTTGATGTGTATGTATCAAACAACCTGCCTTCTGTAGGCACCGGTTCTGGTACAAGTGGTTCAGCTAACCAAAACTCCAACTATGGTGTTATTGTTGCTGGTCATACATCATCCGTAGCTTCAGCTTCACAAATTACGAAAACTGAGTCATATCGTGACCCAGATTCGTTTGCGGACATTGTTCGCGGAATGCACTTGTACGGCAGAAAGATTCTTCGTCCAGAAGCAATCGTAACTGCTAAGTACAACGCAGCTTAAGGGGAGATTAGAAAATGGCAACTTTTGATTTGACTGCTTCTGGCACCACTGGTGTTGGCGCTAATTCAATTGCAGTTCTTCCTTCTCATAAGCATACACATGTGATGCGTAATGTTGAAGCATACGTTGACGTTGATGAGCTAATTGCTGCAGGAAATACTCTTGCAGATGGCGATATCTTTCAAGCACTTGAAATTCCTGCAGGAACCTTGGTTCTCAACGCAGGTGCAGAAGTGATGAAAGCATTTAACTCAAGCGTAACTGCAGACATTGACTTTGCGGCTGGTGATGACATCGTTGACGGTGCAGACGTAACCTCTACAGGTTTCTGTGCTGCTGGTTCAAATGGTCAAACTAACACAGTCGTAGGTAGCGGAGCCTCAACTTATACACAATTCGTAGCTAGCACAGATACGATTGATGTAAAGTTGGCTGGTGCAGACCCTAGCACAGGGCGCATCCGTGTCTATGCAACAGTCATTGACTGTAATGAGCATGGTTCGGATAAGCCTACTGATGTAGACCGCGACCAACTCGCCTAAACATTATAGGGGGCTACTTTAGGGTGGCCCCCTAATTTAAGGATTGAGATGGCTCTAACTTTTCTTACACTTACCAATGAAGTA